GGCGTGCCGTGCTTGCAAGCAATGAAACCGCACGCTCTGCGGCCACAAACGATGACGCAAAATCAATCCTGCGGATGCTGCCTTGAAAGCTACGCATCTGCCGCTGGGCGTCAGACAGACCCTTTGTCAGCCCGCCCGTGCTAGCGGCAATGCTGACGTTTACCTTGCCAAAGTTGCCTGCCATGCGTCACCCCTTGGCTGCGTTGACGGCGGCGGCAAACGTCAGGAACTTGGCCGCCAGTTCGTCAGGCGACTTCTCACGTTCCTTGACCGGCATGAAGTCCTGCGGCTCCATCGCCGAGCTACGCTTGGGATCTCGGTGAGCGTTGAACTGCTGTGCCATGAGTACCGCATCCCTGAACCATTCGTCGCCCCACGGCATCAACTGCCAGGCCGCCATCCACTCCCTTGTCTGCTCCCAGGAAATCTCTTCCGCCCATTCCTGGACGTTGTCGATCCCTAGCTTCAACGCCAGCCGGTAGAGAAACAGCATCACCGGCCGGCGTTCTAGTTTTTTACGGCGTCCTCCAACTCGTCGCTCTTGATCCCGTTGAGCCTGAACCCAGCATCGACAACAGCCTGGATGGTGTCGGTGTCCAGTTCGCCGAGTGCGTCGGCGTCACCATCCGAGAACATCCGCTTGCCATCCTCGTCAACGATGAGCAACGCCGCAACCTGGGCACGCACGTTCTTGAGGTTGACCTTGCCCGGCACGCCGCCGGTGACAATCTCCTCAAAGCGGTCCCGGTCCTTGGCACTGAACTTCGCCACGTAGACGGTGCCAAGCCCGTCAACCTCAACTGGTTGCCGTGGCCGCACGCTACGCTTCGCCAGAATCTCTTCCCGAGTAAGTCCCACGGTCCGCGCCTCCTGCTAGCTCACCAAGTCGTAGTCGTGCCGACTTCACCACTGAGCTTGATGGTGATGGTGCCGGTCATGATGTCGTCTCGAGCGGCCTTGATGCCGTCGATGCTCTGCACCTGGCCGAACGCCGAGTAGCCAAGCCGAGCCGTGCCGCCGTTGGCAAACACAAGCGTTACGACGCTGTTGGTTGCCTGGCTCTTGATGCTCGACAGGATGTCCAGCGACGGATCCCACTGGATGTTCAGCTTGGCTTCGCCTGGGTCGTAAGTCGGCGAAGACAGGAACTCGTTTGCAGTCGAAAGAATGTGCGAAATGTCCACCGGGTCGGCACGCTTGATGCCGGACCAGTCGAAGTCGGCAAGCCCGATCGGGCCATCCGAGAACTTGACGAAAGAACCCTGCCCGATGTCGTGAGCCATTGCCTAGCCTCCGTGCTATGTCGCGGTATACGTGACCTGGATCGTCAGATCAGTGCGGTACAACGGAAGTTGCTCGCCACCCGGCGACTCTTCCTGCTGCTCGTCCTCGTCCGTGACGACGATCAGCCGGATACCTTCCGTCTGCTTGTATTGTAAGAGTGCTCGAACGGCTCGCGCGAGGTTTCGCACCTCCTCCAGCGAGTCCGACAACGCCGACACCATGTACATGGCACGGGTCAGCCCCGAGTTGCCAAGCATGTCGGCGAACGCCTCGCCGCCTTGGGTATTGCGAGCGACCACTAGGCACGGCCACGCCGTCCCCTGCGGTGCCTGGACGGTGTAGATACGGCTGCCCACCTGGCTGGCAATCTCGGCGGATGCCGCCAGTTCCTGCCGCAACAGTTCGTCGATGTAGGTGGTGGATGGCATTAGCGTGCAGCTTTCCTTGCGTCCCTGCGTGCCTGCTCGGCAATCGCCTTATCCACGGCAGTTCCAAGTTGCCTGACGAGTGCGTCACGAATGCCTGGCAGATTGGCGTCTGCCCAGCGGCGGAACTTGCCAGTGCCGGAAAATCCTTTGACCTGGCGGAAATAGGCGGCACGCTCGCCGTTAGCGTCCGTAAAGGACATCATGCCCTTGAGGTACGGGTACTTGTTGCCAGCGACAGGCACCCGCAGCAGTTTGCCGCTCTTGCTCGTGCGTGCTTTCACGCCGTGTTCAATCCACCAAGCGTGGAAACCCTTCTGGGTTGCCTCCTTGCCGCCGCCGCCACGCCGGAAACCAAGCACGGCAACCGCTGTCCGTGCCTTGCGTTTCTTCTCAACGATGACGCCAACGGATCGCTTAAGGTTGCCGGTGGGGCCACGGCGAACAAGTGCCTTGACTTCCTTGATGTGCGGCTTGGATACGGCCCGCACTGATGCTGCCAGGTACTTCTTCTGCACGGACGGCGATACCTTCCCAAGCCTTCTCAGGATGTCTTCCACGCCGTCGATGCGGTAGCTCAGCATCAGTCCACAAGCTCCGTAACCAGTAGCTCGTGCCCAACTCGCCGCCCCACTTCCACCACGCTCGTGATCTCGAACGTCCTGCCGTCAGCCACCAGCCGCATATTCGGCTTGAGTCCCGTGGTGTAACGCAGCTTCACCCGGTGCGTCGTCGTGCCTTGGTTCATCATGTTGGCAACCTGTTCGCTGCCGGACAGAGGCTCAATGGCGACCCAGCGAGTTGCAAACGTGTTCCAAGTCAGCGTCGGCTCGCCGATGCTGTTCGTGCCTTCGGTTGGCGTCTGGATGACTGCCTGGGTGTCGAGCTTGCCGCTGTCTAGCATGGCTATGACCCGTAGAAGACGGCGGTGTAGTACGCAGTAGGAGTCCCTGCCACGAGCACAAATTGCTCGACAGAGACGGAACCGTTTCCGCTTTGCCGGCTAACGGCGACGGCACCGTCGGAAGACACCACCTTCATTCCTGTTATGGCGTCTGACAATGCCCACGAGTTGGTCCCGCTTGCAGCAAAAGCCACCCTGGAAACAGACGACGTAAAAGCCACTGTTTCCCCAGCGGCATTCTTGTAGCTCAAGTTGGTAACGCTTATGGCAACCGCGCTTGTCGCAACCGTCCCCGTGACGACCGCAACCTTGCCGCTGCTATACGCCTGCGTGTCCACCAAGCTGATCTTCTTCACGCTCGACGCACCACCTGCGGTGCTCGTGTCCGTGAAGTTCACGTCGATGGCAATGCGGCCTTCGAGACTCATACGTATGGCCTCCATCGGTACTGGTCCAGCATCATGGCAATGCCCTGCGGCACGGTGCCTACCATCTCACGGTTGGCGTACCACAGCCCCACGATCAGCTTCAGGCAATGCTTCACGGGTGCCGGCACGTACGTAGATCCTCCGTACCCCGCCAGGTACGTGATCTGCACCGCCTTGTCGTCCAGCCGCACGCTAGGCCACGTCGCCTGGTACACCGGGTAGACCAGTGCAGGCGTGTGGTCTTTGTCTAGGCGGAAATCCTGCGTGCCGCTCTCGGCCCACGTCAACGTCTGCGTGTTGCCGGACGTGTCAACGTAGGAAATGGTAACGGTGGCGCTCGCCGCAGTTGCGTTCAACCGCACTGGCGGGCGCGGAAGCTCAATGCGAAGTCCGTAAAAGTCGTCGAACGCCACCGTGTACGCTTTGTCTGCGAACGTCCGGTCGCAGTAGTTTTCAGCCCACGTCGTCGCCGAGTCGATCAGCGTGCCGATGTAGGTGTCGTCCGCCGTGTCGTCAATGACGCGGATATGCTCTTTGGCGTCGTCAACGCTAATGGGACGGTCGCCGGTGCCGCTGGCCGTGGACACGACGAGCGACCGATACCGCTGCAACAGTGAGCCGAATGGCTGGAACATTACTTCTTCTTCCTTCGTCTTGCAGCTTTGGCAACCGGCGCAATGGCTTGCTCTGCCACTGGCTCAGGTGCCACGGCAAACTCGAGCATTGGCTGCTCATGCACTTCCGTGGCGATGCCAGACAGAATCATCGAGCGCGCCACGCCCTTGGGCAGCGTGATCTCTTGCCCCTTGCGATAAGCCTGGTACGGGCGGACGAACCGCAGCCGCAGCGTGGTTGGCGATGCTACTTCCATGCTGCCTCCGGTGGATTGCCGCCGGCATCCCAGTAGTCGCCAGGGTGCTGCAACAGTCCCTTCATGCTTTCGTCAGGCCACTTGAAGTGGACTTCGGCGTGACCCACGACAACCCGAGTGCAGACGCCAGACTTGACGCCGTGTTCACGGGCCTTGCCCCAGAAGTAGATGTCGTCGTCTGTCCTGCCTGGACCCCACTTGCCGTTTTCGTCCGGCACACCCAAGAACCAAGGGTGCGGCACCCTGAGCAACGCTTCGGCACGAATCAGCGTGAATCCAAAGTGTGCCGTGTTTACTGGCACGATGTTGTTGAGGATGAAGTGATCCCGGCTCACCTCGGTCATCCGCTGACCTTCCTCACCGCACATACTGAATAGCGGCTCGTCGCTGCGGCGTTTCATCTGCACCGCAGCCACCACGTCGTAGTCCGATGCCGTGGCGTAAGTCAGCAGTTTCGGCAAGTCCTGCTGTCCAAAGATGGTGTCGTAGTCCATCGTCAAGATCCACAACGGCGGCGCGCCAGGCTCGTTGTTGATCTCGGTGATTTCGTCCATCACCCGTTCAAGCATCTGCCCCCAGAACGCCCCTTCAAGGCGAACCGGCGAGACGCCGTACGGAAGCAGCCCACGAGGCCAGCAGAAGATGTGGTCTTGAAACCCCAATCTTCCGACCGACATTGCACACGCAACACGCACCGGCCCGCTGCCGGTGTTCAATAGGGCAGGCTTGACGCCTGCCACGGGTGACGCCGCGCCCACGGCATCCTCCTATGGGTTAGGGGGAAATCGTCTTACTTCACCACCCAGCACGCGACGTTGGCATCGCTGGCCGAGTCCACGCCACGCTCGCCCTTGCCCAGCTTGCAGGCTACGACGATCGTGTTGTTGCTCGCGTTCGCAGTGGCTTCCGAAGAAGGCGTCACGGCGACCTGGAGATAACGCTTGAGATCCTTGGTCGTGATGTCGAACCGAGTCACGTTCACGACGGCGGTGTTGGTCACGCCGGCCACCGTGTAGTCGGTGCCCTGGACGAGCCCGGCGATGGTGGCGTAACTGCCGTCCGTGTCGCTGTGCTTGACCGTCACAACGCTAGGGGCAGCGGTGTTGGCGATCGAGCGGTAGCCCACGTCGATGCTGACCGTGTCGTAGCCGAGGCAGTCGATCGCCACGGTGTGCGTCCCGGCGGAAGCAACGCCAGCGGCAGCCGACAGCGAAACCACGCTCTTGGTGTTGGCAACGAAGTTCATCTTGGGTTCTCTCCTAGTTGGTCAAGATCAGAGCGTGAGGGCAACAACCGGGCCAGCGTTGGTCGAATCGCCGATGTCGCTGGTCGTAATATCGAAGCGGGCAGTGCAAGCAATGTATGCTTGGCGGTACTCGATATAACGGTCCATGCTCGCCGAGATGACGAGATCCTTGCGGATGCCGTAGTGCGTTGACATCTTCATGTCACCGAACAGGGCGATGACCTGGCCGCCGGTCGGGGCGGTCCGCATCGAGTCGTTGAAGTAGACCGGGTAGCCCATGAACTTCGGAGCGACGCCGTTGGCAACTTCCATCGCCGTGGCACCACCGTTACCAAGGGCAAGCGGAAGGAACACGGACGACCACACCTGCGGCGTCATGTAGAACGCAGCCGACGCACGAGCGTAGGTCGGCAGCTTGCCGACAAGCTCTGCAACGTCGTCGATGGTGACAGCCGACAGGGTGGATTCACCCGAGTCGCTGACGCCAGCGGAGCCGCTGCCGTTCTCGAAGAGCCACTGGATACCCCTGATGCCACCGTGCGTGCTAGTGCCGTCGCCAGCGAAGCCAGCGTCGTCGATCTTTTTCCGGAGCGCCAAGCCCAGCTTGCGAGCAACGAACGAAGCCAGATCAATAACCGAGTCTTCGATGAGGCTGTTCGGCACCCGGGTCGCCGCCACGCAGTCCTTGGTGGACAGGAGGACGTTGTCGGTCGCCGTGTCGCTCGTGGTCACTTCGCTGTTGTCACCCACGAAGTAGGCGGTGTTCGCGCCGGTGTTGCGTGGGATGTAGAGCGAGTTGCCCGACATCGGGATGACGTTCGCCTGGCTTGGGATCGCAGCGTAGTCGTTGGTCAGGTCGATGATCGTCTGGCTGAACGAAGGAACCGCGAACACGCCACCCTTGCTGTTGTCGTTGGACGACAAGGCACGCATGTCAAGGTTCTTCTCGCACCACAGGCGGCTGTCCTGGCGACCGAACACGAAGCCACGCAGCCAGTGGCCGCTGATCTCGGCGTCGTCACGGGAAGCGAAGACCTGGTCCCGCTTCGACATCGTCTCGACACGCCGGGTGCTGACAGCGACCGGCTTTTCGGTTTCGACGGCAGCGGGCTGTCCGGCGGCAGCGACCTTGGAACGAAGGGCGGCAACCCGAGCAGCGATCGCAGTCTCTTGAGCAAGCCGCTCTTCGAGGTCAGACGCCTCGGCGGTGAGCTTCGCGACTTCCGCGTCCTGCTCCTTGGTCCGCTCTTCGAGCTTCGACAGGTCTTCGAGGAGGCTCGCCACGGCGGCGGCACGATCTTGGAGCTGGTTGATTTTGCTGGCCATCCGTGGCACTCCCGTAGTTTGAGACAGGTGGCGATCCATCGCCTACCGCCAACCTACGGGTGCCAGAGCGGCATCAACCGGCCTTGTTTGTACCGTACAAAGACCGTCGCCAGACTCCATCAACAGGCACGACTGCCTTGGTCTTGAAGTCGCATCGCTGGCATTCGAGATACCGCACCTGGTGCGTCTCGCTTGCCGGATGACTTGATCGCGTGCGAAGCCTTGCGGCCTTGCACTTCGGACACTCGCACCCTGCGTTTAGCACTTAGAAGCTCCTGAGC